CTCCAGCAGGGACGCCTGTACTTGCATGCTGACCGGCTCACTCATGGAGCCTCCTTTCGTGCGGAGAGCTGAACGCACGAAGAATAGAGGATCCGGCTACACTCGCCCTACCTCGTCCAGGGAGCGATCCCCGGCGGGCTCCTCCGGTAGAGCTTCACGGCTCCTCCGTTGTGGAGACTGATCCGCCCTAGGGCCCTTCGGGGCCCTTCGGCGTTGAAGGGAGGCTCGTGAGTTCGCTCTTCGTCGACGGCGTCACGCCGCTGAACGCGGCCAACCTGAACAAGCTGATCCCGTTCCCGGGCGGCAGCGTGGTGAACGGGCAGTGGCTGAAAGGCTCCGGCGGCGCAGTCGTGTGGGCGGCGATCGCCCCCGCCGATCTCGGCTCCGGCTCGCCGAGCTCGTCGACGTTCCTGCGCGGCGACGGCACCTGGGCTGCGCCCGCGCCCGGCGTCCCGGCCGGTGTGATCGAGGCGTTCGCCGGTTCGGTCGCCCCGTCCGGCTACCTGTTCTGCGACGGCAGCGCCGTCTCGCGCACCACCTACGCCGCCCTCTTCGCCGCGATCGGCTCCGGCTACGGGGCGGGGGATGGGAGCACCACTTTCAACCTGCCCGACCTTCAAGGCCGCATTCCTGTCGGCCTGGGCACGAACGCGGCCGTGAACGCGTTGAACAAGAACGACGGCCAGGCGGCTGCGAACCGCCGCCCGCAGCATCGCACCACCGATGCGAAGACGGTGAGCGCGGGCACGCTCGCCGTCACCGACTCCGGCCACACCCACGGGATCCCGAGCAACTACATCTCGACCGCGGGCGGCTCGAACATCCGCGTCGACCAGGCCGACGCCGGGCCGAACTTCGCCACCAACTCGGGGACGGCTTCGGCTGCGGCGGCGCTCTCGGTCTCCGGCGCGCCCGCGCTCGGCGGCTCGATCGGGACCAACAACGCGAACGACGCGCTCGACACTCCGTCCTTCGTCGTCGTCCAGTTCATCATCAAGACCTGAGGAGACGCGATGGCAAAGAAGGGGCCAGGCTTCAAGGCCGTCCAGGCGAAGATCGCGCGCAAACAGGGGATAAGCAAGGACAGAGCGGGCGCGATCCTCGCCGCCTCTACCCGTAAGGCCTCCCCGGCGGCGAAGCGGCGCAATCCTCGGCTGAAGAAGGTGAAGTGATGGCGCTGACCAAGTCGGAGCTCGCGCTGGTCGCGATCGCGGTCGCGCTCTGGGTGTTCGTCCTCTTCGGCTCGAACCTGATCAGCTGATGGAGACGCCAGCCAGCCAGGGCACCGCGCACCCGTTCACCTGCCAGCTCCCCGACGGCTCGATCGTCGGCGGCAGCTACGACAACATCTCCGCGGTCACGATCGCCTGCTCCTACTGGAACGTGATCCAGACGCTCACCCCCGACACCGCGGGCAAGCACATCATCACCGTCTACGACGACACCGGCACGCCGATCGCGGTGATCGGCAGGGCCGCACCCGACCCCGGCTAAGGAGGAGAGATGGCGAAGAGGAAGCGTCCCACCCCGGCCGGTTCGGCGCTCGGCTCGGCGCTCGGCCGGATCCGCACTGAGCCGCCGCCCGGCATGCTCCCCAAGCCGGGCCCGACCGCGCACGCGCGCGCGCGCACGATCAGCCACTCCACCCCGGCGAGCGAGTGGTTCGGCACCGGGGCGCACCCGATCGAGTCCGCCTCGACGAAGAAGAGGTCGACCTGAGTGGCCGCCCGCAAGCCGACGACGAAGACCGCCAAGAAGGCGAAGGTGAAGACGGTCATGGACGAGTGGAAGGCGGGGACGCTCCACTCCGGCTCGAAGAAGGGGCCGATCGTCCGCAACCAGCGCCAGGCGGTCGCGATCGCGCTCAGCCAGTCCGGCCAGTCCCGCCGTCGCCGGGCCCGCCGCCGCTGAAGCGGTGAGCGAGCGTTCTGTTCTTCTGATCGGCGGTGTCCGCTACTGCAAGCACTGCGTCGCAAACGCGGGCGGCTTCGAGAAGGCGCGGAAGAAGTACACGATCATGAACGCCCGCAGCGGCGTCATGCATCTCTGCCCGCGCAAGTGGGAGCTCTCGCCGACACTCTGCGGGCAGAACACGAGCACCTCCTCCTGGTTCGAGCCGCAACGCGTGATCGATCGTCGCGAGGAGCGGTACTGGAGGAACTGGTCGAGGCGTCGGGAGCGACAAATCCGCGCAGGCAGACAGGAGCAGTGATGGCCGCTCGTAAGATCAAGGACCCGTACAAGGTCGAGTCGAAGGAGCCGAAGGCTTTCGAGGCTCGCGAGCGCGCCGCCCGGCGCGCCCCGGCGAAGAAGAAGGCGAGCAAGAAGAAGTAGCCCGCCCGAGCTCCGGGGTTGGTTCGCCGTGGGCTCGCGCCAAGTCAGCTTCTCACCCTCGCGCCGAGCCGGACGGGCTGACAGCTAGTCCGCCGTCTCGCACGCGCGTCTTACGTCCCCTAGCAAGGAGGTCGCGCGTGAAGGCGCTCCCTTGAAGCTGTTGACGTTCGCGTTCCTCGTCTGGCTCGGCTTCGCGGTGGCGAGCCTGCGAGCGGCACGTTCCAGCCCGCAGTCGCTCGTGCGGGCGTTCATGTGCATCCACCGCTACGAGGGCAGCTGGACGGACGGCGGTGCCCCCTACTACGGGGGCCTGCAGATGGACTACTCCTTCCAGCGCACCTATGGGCGCGAGTTTCTCCGCGCCTTCGGCACCGCCGACCATTGGACACCCGGCATGCAGATCGCGGTCGCCATCAAGGCGTACCTGTCCGGGCGCGGTTTCAGTCCCTGGCCGGAAACGGCAAGGAGGTGCGGTCTCCTGTGACCACGATCGAGCAGGCCGACCCGGAGGTCCTGGCGGCGTTCAAAGTCGACTACGCCCGTCGCCTGAACGAACGCGCCGCCGCGATGCAGCACCCGGGCGGTCTGCTCGAACATGTGGAGTGCGTCGACCCGAAGACCGGCGAGCGTTTCAGCTTCGAGCTCGAAGACGGCGAGGCGGGCTGGTTCTGGCAGCGCGGCGTCCTCGACGAGTGGATCGGGCACACGCTCTCGCTCGTCCTGAAAGCACGCCAGCTCGGGATCACCTGGCTCGCCGCCGGTTACATGCTCTGGAAGCTGCTCATCCTGCCCGGCACGCGCGGCCTCGTCGTCTCGATCAACGAGGACGAGGCGATCAAAGTGGTGAACCGGATCTTCGACATGTTCACCTCGCTGCCAGAGCATCTCCGCTTCGAGGCGAAGATCACCAAGCCGTCCCGGGAGGCGCGCCCCACCACCCTGATCGAGTTCACTTTCCCTGACGGTCGCATCTCATCCTGTGTCGGTCTCCCTTCCACCCGCCGCGCCGGTCACGGCGAAACCGCCACCCTAGTCCTTCTCGACGAGTACTCGCGGCACGAGTACGCGCGCGACTCCTGGAAGGCGACCTTCCCGACCGCCGACAACGGCGGCCAGGTGCTGGTCGTCTCCACCGCGAACGGCGTCTCGAACGAGCAGACCGGCGAGGGCAACTTCTTCCACCACCTGTACGTGAACGCGGAGGCGTACGGCATCCATGTGCAGTTCCTCCCCTGGAGCCTGCACCCGGACCGGGACGAACGCTGGTACGAGACGAACGCGCGCGCGCTCCCCGCCGCCGACCGGGCGGAACAGTTCCCGCGCAACCCGGAGGACGCGTTCATCAACACGGGCGAGTGCTGGTTCGACCTGGACGCGCTCGCCTGGTACTCGGAGAACGCGCCGCTGCAAGAGCTCGGCCGGATCCGCTACCGCCCCGACGACAGCGGCCAGCGGGCGAAGGTCGAGAAGGCGGGCGCACACCCGGAGCAGTTCCCGGTGCGCGTCTACGCGAAGCCGGACTCCTCGCACGAGTACGCGATCGGCGCGGACGTCGCCACCGGCCGCGGCCTCGACTACAGCTGCGCCTACGTGATCGACCTGGTCAGCATGGGGATCGCCGCCGAGTTCCACGCGAAACTCGAGCCAGACATCTTCGCCGAGCAGCTGCACTTCCTCGGCCGCCAGTACGGCACCGCCAGGATCGCGGTCGAGATGGGCGGCGGCTACGGCGAGCCGGTGATCATCAGCCTGCGCGACGGCCGCAAGGGCCGACCGCACTACCCGAAGCTGTACCGGCACACGATCGCCGACCGGCCCGACGCCGCCCAGCTGCACAACTACGGCTTCCCGATGAACCTGAAGACGCGGCCGCAGGTGGTCAACCAGATCGAGCAGGCGATCCGGGAGAAGAGCCTCCCGGCGCTGCCGCGCACCCTGGTCTCCGAGCTGCGCACGTTCGTGCGCCAGAAGACGCTCCCTTCGCCGCGCGCCCTGGAAGGCTGCAACGACGACCGTGTGATGGCGTTCGGGATCGCCCTGGAGATGTACCGCTTGTACGGCACCCACGAGAAGCGCGTCCAGCGCAGGAACCCCCACAAGCGTAGGCCGTACGCCTACGCCTGGCAGCGGTAGAGGAGGCCCGATGTCTTCAATGATGGATCTTGCGGGCGCGCTCGGAGGCGGCGCGCCGCCGCCCGGCCAGCCCCCGAACCTCGGCGACCCATCCGGTCTTGGCGGCGACACGGGTGGTGCGACCGACACCGGCCAGGAGTACTCGAACTCGGCCGAGGCGCTCGACGGCGCGGAGGAGGCGCTGCACGCCTACATCCAGCTGGAGCCCGACGAGGCCGACCGCGCGGTCGCCGCCCAGTGTCTGCAGAAGATCCTCAGCCTGAAGGCGAAAGACCAGTCGGACATGCAGAGCCTGCAGGGTGCGCTGCAGTCGAACCCGGGCATGGCGGCGGGACCGCAGGGCGGCTAGATGGCGACCGACCCGCAGGTCGAGACCGACCTCTACGACCAGACCGAGCAGTCGGACGCCGTCCAGCTGGTCGTGAAAGCGGTCACCGACTGCGAGCGCCGCTACCACGACGCGTTCATCGAGAAGGTGGAGCGCCGTTACGACGCCTACCGCGGCCTCGCCGAGCCCGGCCAGAACCCGGCCGCCTCCGACGACGAGGACTGGCATTCGAACATCACGACGCCGTACGTGCTCAACACCTGCGAAGGGATGCTCGCCACCATGCTGGAGCCTTCGCCGCGCTTCAACGTGACGCCGCGCCCGAAGCCGGAGGAGCCGCTCGACGAGATCCTCGCCCGCCTCTCCGGGGTGAAGGCGATCGCGGACACGCTCCGCTACGCGCTCGACAGGGCCGGGTTCGCGCAATGCCAGCGCGACTTCATGCAGCAGGACCTGATCGCCGGGATCACCGTCTTCAAGACCTACTGGCGCAGCGAGCGTCGCGACGTGGTCGCGCTCACCCCGAACGACATGGAGATCCAGGACGCGTACGGCAACGTCGTCGACTCGATCACCACCCACGAGGAGACGACCGCGAAGGACGTGCTCGTCCTCGACGATGCCGTCTGCGAGGTGCGCGACGTGCGCGACTTCTTCTGGCCTTCGCAGGCTCCGAACGTCGACAAGGCCGAATACCTGATCGACAGGACGTGGCAGTCGTACGCCGCCCTGAAACGGATGCAGAACCAGGGCGTGTACAAGAACGTCGAGCAGCTGAAGAGCTCGTCCTCGCGCGCCACCTACGCCGACCTGACCAAGCGGGAGATGCGGCTGCGCAACATTGACCGCACCCAGGATCTCGTCGAGGTGCTGGAGTACTGGACGCCGGAGCGCGTGATCACGGTCGGCAACCGCACCGTGCTCCTGCGCGACGACCCGAACCCGTTCTGGAACGGGCGCATGCCTTTCGTCGTCTGCGCCGCCATGCCGGACGCCTTCCAGATTCCCGGCATCTCCGTCGTCGAGGCGCTCGCGCAGCTGCAGCAGATGCTGTGGACACTGCAGAACCAGCGGCTCGACGTCGTCCGTCTGCTCGCCAACCTGATCACGCTGATCCGCTCCGACGTCGACGACCCGGACGCGTTCGAGTGGGCCCCGAACGCGCAATGGTTCGTCGAGGATCCCGGCCAGGTCGACACGCTCAAGATCGACCCGACCGTCGCCAACATCACCCTCCAGGCCGAGGGCCTGCTCAAGGGCGACCTGCAGAACATCATGGGCGGCCTGCCGATGGCCTCCGGCGTCCAAGACCAGACGATGGATCAGCAGACGGCGACCGGCATGTCGATCATCACCACGATCGCGCAGCGGATCATCCAGTCGCGCAAGCAGCACTACCTGTGGGCCTACGCGGCGCTCGGCAAGGACTTCCTGCTCCTCTACCAGCAGTTCGTCCGCGACGACCGGATCGTCCCGATCCTGGGCGCGAACGGGGCGAGCGCCTACCACGAGATCACCCCGCTCGACCTGCAGGGCGACTACGACATCACGATCGACGTCACCTCGGATTCGCTCCTGCGCCAGGAGCGCCGGGCCGAGTCGAGCTCGCTGCTCCAGATCGCCGCCCAGGTGCAGATGGTGTTCGCCCAGTCGGGCGCACCCCTGAACCTGAAGGCGTTCATGGAGGACACGCTCGACGCCTACGACAAGCCGGACAAGGACCGCTACTTCATGCCGCCCCAGGTCGGGGCGGCCACCGCTGGCGGGCAGCCCGGGACGCCCCCGCAACCGGGACAGGTGCCCGTCACCAATGGGGGGCCCGGCGGGGTGACCGCGCCCCAGCTGGCGGCAGGGCCGCAGTCCCCGTCAGCTTCCCCCGGGCCCTCCATGTCTCCTGAGGCGGCGATGGCGCAGCTGATGCGGATGCGCGGCGGCGTCTCGAACAAGGGTGGAGGTGGCACATGAGACGCAGAGGCCACACGCTCACCGACGAGGAGCGGCGCGAACGCATCACCGAGGGCGGCGCTCTCGCCATCCTCACCCAGCACCCCTCCTGGCCGGTCCTGGAGAAGGTGGCAGCCCAGAAGGAGGAACGGCTGCGCAAAGTGGTGCTCGCGCACGCGCTCGGGCCCGACCCGCTCGACCAGCGCCAGGTCGACTACGTGCGCGGCTACCTGGACGGGATGCGCTGGTTCCTCGCCCAGCCGCACGGTGCCGAAGTGAAACTCGAACGCCTCCTGCAGGAGGCACAGAGGGAGGAAGTGACGACGTGAGACCCGAGGATGTGACCGCCCAGATCCTCTCGGCCTGGGCCGAGGAGACCGGCGAGGAGCCCGAGTCGCCAGCCGAGGAGCCCGCACCCGAGGAGGAGCCTGGTGAGCAGGAGCAGGTCGAGGTCGAGCAGCCTGAAGAGGAAGAGGCGTCTCCTCCAGCGGAGGAGCCCGAGCAGGAGAGCGAAGACGAGGAGGAGCCCGAGCCGGAGCAGGGCGAGCCCGAGCAGGAGCCGGGCGAGGAGGACGAGGAGGAGTTCGACCCGGAGATTCGCGCCTTCCTGGCGAAGTTCCAGGGCGACACCGAGAAGGCGCTCCGCTACGGGATCCAGTCCCAGCATGCGCTCTCCCGCCAGGGCCAGGAGAAGCAGGCGCTCGAACGGCGCGTACGCGAGCTCGAAGGCGAGCTGCAGCAGGCCGCCGCCTTCCAGGGCGACGCCGTCCTCCTGAACGAGGCGCAGCGCAACTGGGTCACCGAGGCGATGGAGTCCGGCAACCCGCAGCTCTACGTTCGTAACGCGGTGAACGCGGGCGAGTTCGGGCTCGCCCGCGCGATCTGCACCGAGTGGGGGCACGAGCAGCCGTACGAGGCGCTGCGCACCTCACAGGCGGTCGACGTCGCCGAAGGCCAGTTCTACGCGAACATGGAGGCGGCGCAGGAGCCGCAGGCCTCGTTCACCGCGGAGCAGCTGCTCGGCGAGCTCGCCACCCATTTCCCGGACATGCCCAAGTACGCCGCCCAGATGACGGCGGCGATCGCGCAGCTGGGCGACGCGCATCCGCTCGTGATCGACGCGCGCTCCCAGGATCCGGATGCGGCGGTGCGCGGCGTCATGGGCATCTACGAGATCGCGCGCGCCTCCACCCATTCGCTCGCCTCCGCCAAGGAGGAGCTCAAGAACGGCAACCGCGAGAAAGCATCGAACGCGAAACGCAAAGCCGTGGTAGCGTCAGCAGCTGCAAGCCCATCTGCAGGCGAGACCCCGTCCCCGCGACGGATCGGGCCGGGCCTCACCCTGGAGCAGCTGGAAGAAGAGTGGGCGCGTAACACCTAGAGCCGCGGGCCTCCCCGAGCCGAGACCCCGAGGGCCGAAGGAGAACTTGTTCCTTCCACCCGAGGAGTGCCCTGATGGCTGGCACCGTTGCGACGGGCTACATCTCCACCGAGGAGATCGTGCCCGACGAGCGTGTCGTCGACATGGACCCGAAGATCCGGGTCCTCAAGCCGGACGACACGCAGTTCACCACCATGACCGACAAGGTCTCGTCCCGGGCAGCGACGAGAGAGAAAGTCAACTGGCTCGAAGAGGAGGACTTCCCGCGGATCGTGACCAACACCGCCGCGCAGATCACCACCGACACGGCGATCCCCTTCTCTGCGGGCCACGGCAAGCTGGTGCAGCCGAACGACGTGCTGCGCAACATGCGCTCCGGCGAGGCCTGCACCGTCGTCTCGGTCGCGACCGACACGATCACGCTCGCCCGCGGCGTCGGGCGGGTGGTCGCAGCCGCGATCTCCGCGTCCGACAACTGGCTCGTCGTCGCCGACGCGCAGCCGCAAGGCTCCGACTTCCCGGTCGCCCGCTACCTGGCGCGTGTGCTCGGCTACAACTACACGCAGATCACGCGGACACCGTGGACGTTCACGAACACGCAGACCGCGATCGAGCTCTACGGCGGACGTGAGCCCGCCAAGGAGGCCGTCCGCCAAGCCCGCGTGCACAAGAAGAAGTGGGAGGCGATCGGCTTCTGGGGCACGCGTTCCTACGTTGCCTCCTCGGTCGCCCCGAACGGCAACACCGAGCCGCAGGGAATGGCCGGTGGCCTGTACGAGTTCCTGCAGTCGAACAAGCTCGACTGCGCGGGCGCGGCGATGACCCCGTCCGGCTTCGACAACCTGATGGCGGCCGTGTTCCAGTACGGCTCCACCAACAAGGTGCTCTTCGCTGCCCCCGTGGTCGTGCAGTGCATGAGCTCCTGG